TATACATTGTTGTTCTTCTCCCCAATGTTGCACACTATATGCAGCATCAACTGCATCTAATATACCTTTGGCGAATCTTGCCTCACCTTTCTCATTAGTCTGGAAAGCAGAAAGCACAAGGCATTTATTATCCTGTGCTAACTGCTTTAGACCCTTACTGATTTCAATTTGTTCTGTCCAATCATATTGACCAGAACGACTTGGTACTGTATGGCGTTTTACTTGGTTAAGATAGTCAACAATAATCATACCCAAATCAGGCATAGTTGCCATCTTCTGTCTTACTGTACTAATAATTTTAGCAAGTGTAAGACCTGGGTCATAGAATACATCTATCTGAGCAGTATCGTTCAAGGGTAATCTGTTCAATGCTAGATTGAACTTATCGAAATCTCTATCAGATTTATACTGAGTAAGAGCATCGCTACCATCTTGTCGTCTTGCTGCCCACCATTCTGCTACTCTATTCCATTCCTTTTCATAAAGATTTTTCTGTTGTAATCTTCGAATTGGAACTCCTGTTGAAATCGCACACATTCTTTGCAGAATAGAACGACTATCCATTTCTATTGTAAAGTAGAGAACAGAACGCTTTTTCTCATGCGCTCTCACTGCTACATTACAACAAGTAAATGATTTACCACCACCACGCATACCACCGATAACTACCAAGTCTTTGGGAGAGAATTGAAAACTTAAATCATAGTCTTGATTCAAGCCTAACGGTAAGTATTTTTTCAAATCTTCGTCTGTATCGAATAGTTCTATGTTCTCCATAGATTCACCATCTTCTGTGGTTTCTACTCGGTCTTCAACTTGGACAACTATCTCTTGTAGCAAGTCTATATTTTCTCTTGCATCTGAAATAGCGATTTGATTGTCCACAAAATCTTCTACCCTGTCTAGTATCTCATTCTGTGTAAACTGATTTTTTAGATAGTCTAATAGAATATATGCAGGCACATCTGTTTCTACAGTTTCTATTGCGTGTATCTTTTCTTGTAAATCTCTGGAGCGAATCTCCATTTTTAAATCCTCGAATGAGGGTAAGGTATGATATTTTAGGGTGTGTTTATCCACCACAGTCCATATCTTCTGATATTCTCCCTGCGGTAAATAGTGTTGTTTTAATCTATTCCATGTGTCAAAGTCACCAGAACCGATTATCTGTTTTAACAGTGCGCTTTCTAAAGTCAATGAATGTTTCTCCCAAATACAACATAAGACAAAAAGGCGAGCCATAGCCCGCCTTCTTACTTAAATCATTAACCGATTTCTTTTCTTGCTGCGCCGTTATAGTCTGCACATTGTAGACCTCTCCTTGTAAGCATTGTTTTAACGCCTCTTGGAGTTTTTCCAATTTCATCAGCAATATCTTCTACTGACATATCAGAAATATCTAAGTCTGCAAGTGGGTCTGCTTTGCTTGACCCTTTAGTGACTTCTTGCTTAGGTATAGCATTGATTTGTCCTGCTCTAAGTAATGATAAAGCCTTACCTCTGATTGAGTTTACGCTTCTGCCCATGCTTTCTGCGATTTGCTCAATGAAAGCACCATCGTTAACCATGTCAACAAAAGTTGCTTCTTCTTCATCAGAATAAGTTTTAACAGTTTCAACTTTAGGAGCGGGTTTTACATGCTCTGTAAGTTGCATAGAAAGGATTTTACCTTGAATACTTTTTGCGGAGAAATGTCCGTTTTCAAAGTTTTCTGCTATTTCAGCATATGTGTACTGACCTGAATTGTCAGTAACGAAGTTAGAAAGAGTTGCTTCTTGCTCGTCTGAAAAAGACTTACTTGCTGCACTTGAAGCCAATTCGACTTCATATCCCATCTTTCTTAATTTAGAACTAACACTTCTTACTGAAGTTTCTAGTTCATCAGCAGCCTCTGCTACTGTACCTTGGGAAACAGGTGACTCACTTCCGACGAAGTCTACTAGAGACTGAGTTCTTTCGTCTGTCCATTTTGGTAATGCCATGTTTAATTTTCCTCTATTAATTCCTTAACATTGTTTATTATAAGGACACCCCGTTCTCGGGCTGTCTGCGTTTTGGCTGACTCTATTCCACTTTCATTTACTAAATGAGTGCAGTCCTTAGTCAGACTGGATTTTACTACATAACCGTAGCGGTTGAGAACTTGTTGTGCATGAGCCTTAGTTGGGTAAGTTTTTAGTTTACCAGTGATACAGACAACTCCTATCGTAGGTTTCCGTTCTACTTTTTCAGCCGTCCAACTGAAAGGTAAAGTGTCTGCAAGTCGCTGAGGATAATAATCGTCCTCTAACCAGTTGAGTAAATTCATGCTAGCCTTCGGGCCGATACCCGCCTCAGTACAACTTTTCTCGGTTATTTCTTCGATGTGTGAAATACTATCGCATAACTTTTGAGAAGCCGACCGACCAAAAAGTGGAATAGCAAATGCTGGCAAAAGTGTCTGTAGACTTGCGTTCTTCGAGTTATTTAACTCTTGGAACAACTTTTCTGCCAACCTTGCCGAACCTAGTCTTTGTTCTATTTCCGCAACTGTTAACTCATAAAGTTCTTGAAAGGATTCGATTTGCAACTTTGTTATGGTTGCTGGACCGAGTCCTTTAATTTTCAGAGAGGTTGCAAAGTGTTGCAATTTTTTGTCCCACTGAGCGGGGCAACTCTTGTTATAACAATATAACAGGTCGTTGACTCTCTCTAACTCAGTACCACATGAAGGGCAATGAGTGGGTTGTAAAATTGGTCTCACTTGTTCTTTCTCTCTTTCAAATATATAATATATTATATAAAAATTTTGAGCATTTGTCAAGAACTATTTTTTGGAAACTGCCCGAAGATTGAGAACTAAATTTCATCATCTTCATAGACATAGGTATCAGGGTTGTAATTTCTACGCAACCTCCATTCAAATAACCATGTCTTTAATTTTTTCCATAATTTCTTAATCATAAATTTTCAATGCCTCTATATCTTTTATAACTTTCTCTGCGAAATAATCATGACCTTCTTGCAAAGGGTGATTCTTGACGCCAATAGGTAAGCCTCTAGACTTACACTCTTCTAGAAACCCTTTCTCTTTTAGAAAAGGTAATTCTCTATAATAAAATGAAGCGGGTAATTGTTCAGTTGTCCAAACATTATTAGCACCTTCATAAAATTCTGCATCACATAAGTACATCAAAGGTTTTATATTACCTGAACTTGCTGTATAAAACAAGTATGGTACTCCTTTTGACTCTAAGTAATGTTTTGTCATTAGCATATCATGTAGACTTTTTATTAAGTCTGAATATGCATTAGTAAATCTATGCGCCCAACCATTCTTCACTAACCAATCACTATCATCATCATTGGGGTGTCGAGTAACTTTACTAGACTCTAGTACTTTTTTTGTATTTAAATCGTACCTATGCGGAGCATTAGGGTGCCATTGTAGACCCTGCCATGTGGTTCCTCGCATATATTCAAATCTATTGATGAATGTCCACATAATTATAACTAATTCTGGCTCATACATCTCTACTCCCGTTAGAGTAGTTCTAGCAATTCTATCATTGCTTCCCCCTACTTTTGCTCTGTTCTTAAACTCTTTGCCAAAATGATTAGCAACTTGTCTACCAAAGTGTTGTCTAGGTCTAGGTAATTCGCTTCCTTTTACAAAGGAGCAACCGTTTAAATATATCATCAGCCCTGATTGTGCCTTCTATCTTTTTGTTGTTTAATATGTTTCTTAGATAATTTTTTAACTTTTTGTTGTGCTTGGCGCCTCATATACTTTTCCTCTATCTTTTATTAAAAATCCGTTCAAATGGTCAAGTTCATGTTGAATCCTGACTGCATCGAACCCTGTAAACTTTCTTCTTACAACTGCAAACTCTTCTCCTCTTACAGTTGTATACTCTATTGATATAGTTCTTGCCCTACTTGTTCTTACTTCTGTGTTAGGACAACTTAGGCAACCCTCCCAATGTTTCTTTTTCATAGAACTTAATTCTAGTATTTTTGGATTTATAAATATTTCTAATGGGTCACCTGTAATAAAAATTCTTTTTGGTACGCCTATCTGTATTGCAGCAATACCTATGCCATTTACTTCTTTCATGGCACTTTCCATCTTTTTTACGAGTTCATCTAACTCTTCGACTGTACCTTCCCAGTCTTTTGACATCTGTCTTAATACTTTGTCATCTGTTACTATCAATATACGCCTACCTTATACTTCTCACTGAAGTCTTCTGCTTGTTCCCATGTATTAACTATTGGTTGACCTTTTATATTAAGACTTGTATTTAATAACATGGGAACTTTTGTTCTTTCATAATATTCTTCTAGTATCTGTCTTAATACTGATTGGCAATCTTTTCTAACTACTTGCACTCTAGCACTGCCATCTATATGAGTAACACTACTGTAATCGTGTAATGCTTCTGCAGTAAACTGCATATACTCATTCATATATCCATCAAAGTATTCTAGTGCAAACTCTTCAAGTATCGCTGGGGCAAAAGGGCGAAACTTTTGTCTTCGCTTGATGGTATTGACTGTATCTTTAATATTGTAGCGAACATCACCAAGAAGACTACGGTTGCCAAGCGCCCGAGGTCCAAATTCTGCTTTTCCATTTGCTACTCCTACTACTTTGTTCTTTAATAATTGTGTTACTACTATCTTTGGATTAATCCATCTTTGTATATCATGTCCAAGATATGGGTCTACCCATTTCAAAGGTTTCTTTAGATAACCTGCTACCGCCCCGATAGCACTACCAGAGTCTCCTGGACTTGGTAATATCCATACTTTTTCAAATTTGGGGTGAACTACTTTTGAGTTTGCTACACAGTTTAGTGCAACTCCACCACCATAGCATAACTTATTACCAAAAGCACTTGCTTTTTTCATTATGTCATCTAATTTCCATTCTAAGTGTAACTGTGCTGATGCGGCAATGTCATATGGGTGTTCTCCTTTGAAATCATCTAATCCAAAACCTTTATGTAGGTTTGCGTATTTGGAGAAACACCATTCCATATTTATATCTGCATCTCCATACGCTGCCATACCCATTGTGATATATTCATCTTCGTTTGGTTTGAGTCCAAGACGCTTCGTTATAGCACTATAAAATAATCCTAGTGATTGAGGATAGCGTTCGCTATAAACTATCTCTCCCTCTTTCCATATGGTGGTGCAATCCCATTCTCCGATTGCATCAATAACTACACATACTGTATCATTACTAGTATCCCAAGGAGCAGTCCATCTTGCTGCTGCCATATGACTTTCGTGATGTTTTAAATAAGTTTCATACCCTGGAACAGGTAGTGGTTTCATACCATGTGCTACTCTTCTTTCATTTTTTAACTTCACATCTTCGTGAAAGATTACTTTATCATGACGAAGTCTTCTATACTCAGGTGGATTCATTCTGCAATTTTTGATTCTAGTAAACCTCTCTGATTGTGAGGCGAACTCTATCTCCCGCTTCTCGTTTACGAGAGCGACTGCTGCATCATGGAATCCTTCTGAAATCCCTAAGTATCTCATAACTTAATTGCCAATAATAGAAAGATTGCTAACATAATCATATTTGCCATAAGCATAAGTAGACCAAGGATAGTATGATACCATATCCATCTAGTCTTGTAAGCATTTTCTATTGACAGTTCGGCAGGGTCGGCATCGGAATTAAACTGTTCTACTCTAGTTTCTTCTTTGCTACCCCAGAGAATTTCTTTCCAATTCTTATTCAAACTTTTCATTCTTTTTTGGGAAACTCCTTAATATTTTGCTTGTCATTTTAAAACATTCTGTGTGACCACCAAAGTGGTGTTCGGGTTCGAACTTATCAACTAAAAACTCTGCGTGTAGTTTTTGTTCCCATCTCCAGCAATCATATAGACTGCCAGACCAGGTACGCTGAATTCTTAGGTCATAATTTGTAAACCCACGACTTCTTTTAATAACATGACGCCAATCTTTACCACTAGCAATTCCTACTTTGATAACTTCTCTTTGCCATGTTTTTCTATTTACTAATACAACGCCGTATAGAACACCTTCCCGTTCTCTTTCTTCGGGACGAGTGCTAAAATAAGTTTCGTTATAAACTCCACTCATGCGATTAGGTATGGAACGACATATCTAAGTAGCCCGCCACCTAAGATTACAACTGCTACTGCATTTAATATAATCAAGGCACGGTCTTTCCATAGTAGTCCAACCCATAACCAACCCATACAACCAGAAAAAGATAGTATCAAATCTGCCAAAGGAAACATACCTTCTGCTCTAAACATCATTGCTGATAATAACATAACCGAACTAACCCATTTTACATACCAAGACAAGTCTTGTTTAGGGGTAGCAGACTTAAATATTCTTTTACTGTTTTTAACTTCTTCTTTAGTGAAGTTCGCCATCTAGTTCTCCATTATATAACATTGTATAGTATTCTTCAAATATAACACGGAACTCTTCTAAGGTAGGTATATTTACATAATTAGGAGCAGTTCTATGTAGTTGTCTAATATAGTATTCATACTCGTCCATCAGTTGTGCTTCTGTATATAATATCATTACACTCTCCTCAGAATCTTTGGGATTATTTCCCCACTTCTAATAACTTCTACATTACAACCAATCTCTAGTTCCATTTCTTCAATGAATCTAATATTGTGTAGTGTTGCTCTTGATACTATTGCGTCCCCAATAATACATGGGGATAGTATTGCTGTAGGAGCAACTACTCCTGACTTACCTGTATTCCACTCGACATCTAGTAGTTCTGTTACTACTGCTTGTCCTTGTGTCTTCATGGCATAAGCGCCACGAGGGTGGTGACTTGTGTAGCCTAATTTCTCAAAATATTCTCTATTGTCTACTCTTGCCACAGTCCCATCATGTGGAAACTCATTCCAATTCGAACGGGTAACTGTATTGAACCCCATCTCGTATAACTTAGTGAGGTCACTAGTCCAACTACCCGTCAGAGTCGGTTGAACATCATACGCAATAAAAGTTAGATTTCGTTCTTTGAACTTATCCATATCTTTTAAATTAAGCGCTCCACTTGCATAATTTCTAGCATTTGGAATATCTTTGGGGGCTACAACCTCCCCTGTAATAAATAATGTTCCTTCTACATTTACATTTGAAACTACATGATTCAATTTAGAAGTAATATCCTCGCCTCTCTTACCATCACCGCGTTTGAGACCAAGAGATAAGCACCCATCTACATAACATAAAGACACAGCACCGCCGTCCAACTTGGGAGTAACGATAATGTCTTGGTTAGGATAATCTGGTGCACGACTTTCTGGGTCGTCAATGAATACCTTTTGTAAAGAATACATAGGATACATGTGCTTGAATGTTATATTACTACTTCCAGCACCCACTTTGTCATTCAGATAAGTATTGTCTGCGAGTCTATCGTAGACTTCATCTGGAATAATGGGATTGCCTTGCTCGTAAGCAATATTACATTGCTCGAGGTATTCTTCTAAATTTTTCATAATATATATTATACAAGATTTTTGAGGGTGTGTCAAGAACTATTTTTCTTGAGGAGGGAAGAAGTTACAGGTATATATCGTCTAGGATATCCTTGAAGTGATTCTCAAGAACTCCTTTAACTTCTGATAGGGATAAGATTTCAACTAATGCACTAAATAAATTACGACTGTTATCAAAGTCTAAAGGCATGGCGATACCGTCCTTGGTAGGCTTCCAGTTTTCGTCAAAGTCTTGATAGTACTTTCGAAGATGGAGGTATTCCGTTCCTTTGAAGGTATTTATCGTGAGCATTATTTTCTCTTGTCTGTCGCTGTTATAATGAATTTCTTTTTCATAAACAGGGGGTGCTTCGTAAATATCCATCATTTATTCTTTAGTATTGCGGACAACGGAACAATAGATGTAATATTAGCAGGGACTAGTAATCTGAAAGAATCAGTGTCCCAACAAAACAACAACACTTGATGTTGATTAGGTTTTGCTCTATTTCTTTTACTTTTAATGTATTTATTGTCAAAATCTCTAGTACAGACATTATACTTTAATCGTCTGCTGTTTTGACTTCGATAGGTTACTATGGCATCGCCATGTCTATCAATAGTTTTCTTAAAGTCATCTATTTTCATGCGTTTCCTGTAGGTTAGTATAATGTATTGTACCGTGCTACATGGTGAAACTTTGAAAGGTCAAACTCAAAGACAACAAAATACCCAGCAGGAATTGCTTCCTGCCGAGTAATAGGGGTAGTTACTTGTTAATCTGTTCGATTAACTCTGCAAAATACTTTGCAGCCTTACCAGTTAGTTTACCGATAATGGCTTCGTCTGCTTCTGCACCAGCATCGCTGATTGCATCTTTCAGACTTTGTTGAGCGTCAGCGATAGAAACTCTACCACCGCCACCATTGCCACTTGATGCTCTAACTGCTGGAGTTTTCTTTACATAAACTCCTGCCTTAGTAAGAATCATTCTGACTCCATTTGGGCTCTCGCCTAATTCGTCAGCCACCATCTTTACTATCTCCATACTGTTTTCTGGAGTTGGTTCTTCTGCAGTATACATCTCTACTGCTTGAGCCTTTGCTTCATCTGTCCAAGCCACTTTTCTTCTCCTTTTTGTTTTATAAGATTCAGGTAGACCTGGACACCAACCAGTAGCCTCCCGCATCTGCATGTAAAATCTATCACTCATTGATATCTTCCTTAAATAATATAATTATATTATACAAGAATTTTGGGCATGAGTCAAGAACTATTTTTTATATCCTATAGCCGTAGGTTGTAATGTCATCTTTATACAACTCAGTAACTAAAGTTATAGTCTTAATTGTATACCACCTATCCCACATAGGTATTGCATATTCACCTTCGAGTAATGAAGTATCTACTACTCCTACTTCTAAATCCTTTAGTTCTCGTTTCCAATCTTCAAATCTGATAAGATATGGGCAATCTTTATAAAGACTATATTGAGTAGGTATCTGCTGTTCTTGAATCCATTTATCTAAGCCAATGTAATCTAATGACTGATAATATGCAGATACTAATCTTTCGTATGGATTACGAACTACTCCTATCTTACCTTTATCTGATTCCAGATACAAACTCAGATTCATTCTCTAACTCCCTTGCTAATGCTTTTATATTTGCAACATCATACTCAGATGGCGTATCGGGAAGAGATTTTACTGTGTCTAGTAATGCTACTAATTTTTGTGCACATTGTGCTACCGTGTGTACTCCACTCATTTAAAGTTCCTCTTAAGACTTTCTAACTTATCTTCCAAGTCTACAAGTTTTTGTACTTCTTGGTCGATGGTTTCTATAATATCCCCATGTTCTGCTAATCCAACATGAGACCCTAATAAAACTTCTATATTAATCTTGTGGGCTTCTATACCACCCTCATAAAATTTCATAAGTGCTTTTACTAACTTTTCTCTATAATTATTCATTTCCTGTTACCGCTTTTAAATATGACTTCAAAAACACCTCTCTTAAATGTTCTGAGAACAAACATGGAAAAATGAAAGGTGTAGCAAATAAACTAAATAAGGCAAACAGTATGCCACCGTAAATTTTATGTTTATATACTATATTATTTTTGTCATATACTCCAAGCACTTTCATCGCTGGGTAATAAAGATGTGTTATCGTCATTAACCAGAGACCCAAGTACCCTGCTATTAAATATTCCATATTTCTTGCCTTTTATCATAGTGAGTTTATATTCACTCCGTATTGTTCTAAATGTTTCAGACTTCCTAAGTCGTAAGCGAGAGCAGAAGCATAGAAACCACATCTACTACCATCAAGCCAAGGGAAATAACTTTTTGCTATTGCCTCTTGTGGTACAGGGTCTAGAACATATAAATTATACATCTTTGCTCCATACTTTTCTTCGTAGTTGACTGCTTTCTTTGGGTCGCCTTGACAAGCATACCCTGCGCGTTCTACTTGGTGTTGAATCGTTACCTCGTATCTGATTTCTGCAAATCTATTTTTACGAGGATACCACACCTTCTCTCCTATTGCGAACTCTTCTGCTACACATTCTTCAGGTAGCATGTAAGTTCTATGACCTTCATAGTCATTATCGGCAAGTTTTTTAGGGACTCCCACCCTTTCTAAGATTGCTCTAACAAAGGCAGGGGAACGATACATTCTCTCTGATATAGTAGAGATGTTATCTCCATCAAGATAATCTACAATGACTGTCTTGATTTCATCTCTCGTTGCTCCTTTACCTTTTAGTTGAGACTTCCTAGTGTCTCTATACTCCGATAACTCTAAGTAATCCTCTATGATTCTCTTAAGTCTGGTCGTGTTATACCTAATATTAAGAATACCACAGGCTTCTTTTTTGGTTATTGGATTCTCTGCGCTAAGTAAGTTATGTACTTTAGCGATATTATCTCTCGATAAATTTTCTCCTGCTTTTGCTCTAATCAAAATGTTTACTCCCTAACACCATTATAGCGTAGTGAATAATTTTTAGCAAATCATCAGGATTATGTCCGTTCTTTTTTCCATATCTTTGAGCATATTTGATTATGTTTCCTATACAGAAACCCTCGCCATGTCCAGCGTCAAATATAAACTCTGTTGATTGAATTTTTTCTTGTGAGTAATGTTTATCATATGTCTGTATAATATGATTTCTAACCCAGTTTAGTACTTCTTCTTCTTTAAATGTGTTCATTCTGTCATAAAAACTATTAATTGTGTTAATCTACCTGTTTCTTTATTCTTACCAAAACCTGCCCTGTCTGGAGCATGATAATGATTGCCTTTATAAAGAACCAACCTATTGTATATATTACTAGCAGACGCATGTTTAACCCACCCAACTGGTGGAACTTGTTTTGGTAGTTTTCCTACACCATCGTCTCTAATCTTTACTCCATCTTCTTTTCTTATCCACAAGGAAGTTCCTGCATCAAGTGGAGCATTTGGGGTGAGATAGATGACACCTGCCCATAGTTTATAGTTTTGTGACTTCTCCAGTTCTTTTCGTTCTGGTGTTGCGTCATGATGTACCCAGTTTGGCTCTGTGTCACCTATCCCAAGATTGAAAACACAATTTATTTTCCCTTTAGAATACCAACGAACAATTTTCCTATTTAGTAATTGTTCCATTCTATTCTTCAAATAAATAAAGTTTTCGTTGTCTAATTCTTTTGTTCTTGCACCAGGGTGCATTATTTTTGTTATTTTATTTGTTACTCTGTCTATAATTGTACCATTCTGAAAGGTACAAGATAAAGCATACTTTCGTATTTTATCAGGGTCTGGGTAGAAGTCGTCTACTATGTAGAACATTACTTCTCCAGTTCATCTAATACATCGAGTCCGCCCTCAATCTTTGCGAGGTACTCTTTTTTATCTGCTAATTGTTTTTCTAACAGACCGATTTCAGCACTTACTTTTTCATGCTGAACTTTTAAATTGTTTCTTAATAATTGTGTTTGTTCCATAGTTTGTGGTTGTGGTGTCATTACACCAAACAAATCTTCCATACTTCTAGTGGTTTTTTCCATGATTTCTCCATGCTCTAAGAAGTTGACTACTTCCGTCCTTCTTAATTACTTTTAGTTGTCTGCGTAAGTGCATATCTGTACTTGCTTTATCAACATACTGTTGTTTCTGTTCATCAGTCCAACTATCTGGGAATGTTACTCTATTATCCCCAACTTTCCATACTTTATCACTCATTGTGTTATTCTCTTGTCATACCATGCTTCATCTTCATTCCACCAGTATGGCTTGTCACGATGTGACCATGTTGCAAATGTTGCCTTGTCTGTGTGATAGAATAGTCTGTAACTACCAATCACATCATCAGGGTCTTGTAAATCTTCAGGCATTGCCATACCGAAAGGTGTCAACCCCTTACGAGGTAGATTCTTTGGTTCTGGCAACGCATTTACAACTTCTACTACTGACTTGTGTTGTTTACCATAACGGTAATGATACTCGTCATTAAGGGCATTTGCATAGCAATGTACCCATTCGAAGTTGTCCAAAGACGACCTAGTCCAAATACTACAAGGGTGATTTTCCATTGTAGGTAAATATGGAATAGGTCTTTCAGGAATCGGTAAGTCTTTTACTTCGGCTTTCGCCTTTAGTAATTCTTTTCTTTCTTCCTTATCAAGTTTGTGTGGGCAAAAACCCAATACTTTGTCTACCCACATAGCAGTGCATAGTAACTGTGCTGCTTCAAGTGGCATTTTTACAATGTGTTTATCCACATGGTATTCTGCACACTTATCTAAATCATTATCTAAAAAGAATAAATTCATCTAATCCAGCACTTATATCCTGTGCACTCCTTTAGTGGTATGTCGCAATACTCGCACAATTGCTTTCTATCATAGTCTCGCTTTGACTTGTGGAAGCCAGCGCCTGACTTATGTCTAGAATGTTTTGCAACTAGATTTGGTTTACTTGATTTTTTCATATAGTATATTATACTAAATTTATAACCATATGTCAAGTACTATTTTTTGTCTCCATTGAACGCACTGCTTGACTTACTTGTTCCAGCATACAGCCCGAACCAAGCCGCGCCAGCACCTACTATAATGGAGATTAGTCCCGATTGTTCGAGACTTGGGTCTGGTAATGCCATAAACCACATAGTTGAGTAGTATAGTAAGAATATATAAACACTCAAAAAGAGTCTAGGAAATATTCTCCAACTATCAACTGCTGCCGCTAAATGAATTACTTTTTGCCATGGATTTTTTGTATCGTCATGCTCTAACATAAATATCTTTTGTTTCAAGTCATTGTTTTCTTGAATCATTGCCATAAACTTATTAAGGTCTATCTCAACTTCATTTCTATCCATGTCGCCTGCAAATCTTCCATCTTGATTCATAGTTTCTCCTATGGTTTCCAATCATACCAATCATTCCTTAGATAAGGTTTTTCACTCCGTTCACGGAAATGAAGACTGATTGATATTCTCGGACCTGTTGTAGTCACACGGTGATACAACTTTTTGGGTATGTATAACAAATCGCCAGGAGATAAAGTGAATTTACTGTTTAAGGTAGCGTCCTCACTACGAAAACGCTGACCCTCTTTACCTTCTGCATACTCGTTAAAAATATACCACTCAACATCGCCTCTAACATGAAATAAAAAATTATCCGTGCTATCGGCATGGGTAGGAAAACAATGTGCATCTGCTTTCTTACTGCAATACAAGTTTGCTTGTCCTACTCCGTACTCTCTTTCGAACTCTTGGCATTGTTTCCAAAGATTTTCATTTAGAAACTCACTTAATGTTAATACAAATGTACAGCCTTTGTTCCAAAGATTAAAAATTTCTTCTCTACTTTTTTTGTTTGGAGACTTTTTCTTACACCACTTATTTCCATCTGGCATAATGATTTGTAACTGGGGAGTTCTAT